GAGACAAGACAACCGACGGCATTTAAACCGCCGATAGCCTTGATAAAGGTGTCAATTTTAACACCACACTCAATAATTAAACTCTCATTGTCACCAGTAACCACGTACATATTACCTTTGGATCCCGAAGCGATTACCTTGACTTCCATTTACTTAAATACATCGGGCATATCTTCGGCATCTTCCAAAGGTATATCCATAGTAGCCTGCACTGGTTCTGTTACAACTTCGGCTTCCACAACATCGGCTTGTCTGCTAAAGTTTGGTTGAGCTTGCTGCTGGTTGGCGTTGGTTTCGACTTCTTTTTTTACTTCAGAAACAGCATCGTCAACAACTTCTAAGTTTTCATCAGTGTCAATTTCTTCAGAAGTATACATGCCGTTTAAGTCAGACGGAAAAGCTTCGCGCATAGCCTGAACAATCGCTACTTTTCTAATCATTGTCGTTGGTTTCTGCAACCATGTGCTTTTACCAGTTGTATATTCATCAAACGGAACTTGTGATATTGTTGGGTACTTTCTATCAGATCGATAAACCTTGGCCCATGCACCTAATAACACATCATCTTTTAACTTAAAATTGCCTTCGGTATGAATAACTTCGTTATTTCTTAAAACAATTAAACCAGCTTCAAAGCCTTCGTAACACTTGTTTGTTTCGGCACGTCTCATAAACGCGCCTTTTCCAACAATAATGTTTGCATCTTGACCAAACTTAACAACATAAGCTTCGTTTAAAAACGGATTCAAACGCTGAGTTTTGCAAAGCATCATAAACATTGTGATTTCTTGATCCGTTAAATCCTTGTTACCTCTCTTCAAATACTTTGTGACAATAGCAGGGCTTAACTTAATTTCTTCGCCGTTAACCGAGTACGTCATACTTCTTTTTTCTTGCTCCATTACCTGATTACTCATTCTTATACCTCTTTCTCTGCACCTAACTTAGCACCCTCAACCATCTTTAACCTAATGGTTTGAAGTTCATTATCCTTTAACAACATACCAGTTTCCACAGACTCAGCGAAGTCCATAAATACAGGAAGTTGTAACTGGTTATACTTACTTAACACGTTTAATACCTCTAATTGAGCGTTAACCTTCGATTCGTGGTTAATAGAGTTAAACTCAACACCATCAACAGTAATTACACAACACGGCTCTGTTCCACCGTTAATTAACTCGTTGATTAACTTAAAGTTACAGAATTTAAAATATTTAGATTGCTTGTTGTCAACGTAGTTCATTTTGTACTTAACAAACTCGTCACAACGGAATAACACGTTTTTAATCTCAGCAAGTTTCTTGCCTTTTTCTTCGTGTTCTTCTTTGAAATCATCGATTGTTTTCTGAACTTCGGTATAATGATGAAGTTCTTTAACAAGATCCTCAATTTCTTTAGAAACTTCGCCCAACTTAACTTTAAGATCGCTTAACTGCTGCTTTGAAACCTCAAATTTATCTTCGGTATCTTTTGATAGTTCTTTAGTTAACTTAGTGCGAAGGTCCAATAACTCAGCGTTCTTGCTTTTCCACTCCGCATTGTCGCTGTACACTGGTTGAGGTGGTTCGCCTGGCGTTGTAGAAGATATCAATTCTTGCAACTTTTCTTTTTCAATTGATAACGATGATCTGTGCTCTAATACAAGATTCTGAAGCTTTTTAATTTCATTATTGTTAGCTTCAATAACTTTTTCTAACTCAGAAACTTCTTTTTTGATGTCGGCGCCTTGATTTTCAAATCTTTTTAACTTTTCAACTTTGCAAGAATTGAAATCATTAGCTAACTTATCAACTTGATCCGCTGGTAAACCTTGGCCACAAGTCGGACAAGTTGCAGCATGTCGGTCAAATTCTGATTTATTAGCTTCCTTCCATCTATTAGCTAATTCGTCTCTTTCTACGCTGCAAGTGTTAATTCTATTTTGGTTGAACTTAATAGAATTTTCAAAGCTACGAATAGACTCTTCGTTAACGTTAACGTCGCTTTGTAAACCTCTAATAACTCGCTCCTGGTCATTAATCTTAGATACATGAGAAGATGCAAGATCCTTAATGCGCTGACATTCGCTTCGGTAGTCTGCGTTAATTTGCGACTCGTAAGCCGACATTTCACTTTCAACATTGCGAATGTTTCTCTTGATGTTGTCAACTGCTTCGTTAACGTCACCTTTTGCAATTTGCTTAGTAAGTTCTGTAATCTCAGTTTCGATTGTTGATTTCGATGCTCTTAACTTGTCGATGTCCGCTTGTGTTGCTGGTGTTTCGCTCAATGATTCTTTAGCAGCTGTAATCTTCAAAGGAATGTCTTTAACTGCTTTTGATAGGTTGGTAAATTCTTGTTGTTTAACCTTGCGGAAATTGTCAAAACCCTTTTCGCTAAACGCTTCTAGCAAATCGTCAAAACCACCACTTACAGCCATATCAGCATCACTAGGAATACCAATAACACCAGCAATAATACTATATTGTTCATCCCATTTGAGGTTAGTAAAAGCGCCTGTACTTGAAAGAAGCTTCATAGTGTCGTTGTCAACCTCGAATAACTCTTCAGTAAACTTAACATACTCTTTCTTCTTAACTTCTACACCGTCAACAAAATAATTGTTAGTGTAGCCATCAAATACCTTTTCTACAGAACCGCGTGGCGTTCTCCACTTCTCATGATGTTCTTTTCTCAACGTGCATACTTCTGAGTCAACATCAAATTTAATTTCTACAGTCGGAACAGTCATAAGGACCATAGCACCGTTTACTTTAGGCTTGATCTCAAAATCTGTTTTGTTTTGGCTGTCTTTGTCAGACAAACACCACGTGTAAGCATCATTGATAGTTGTTTTACCTTGACGATTACCACCGGTAATAGTAATGCTTTTTCCTTCTGCGTTTAACTCAAATTCCTTGATACCTTTAAAATCGCTAATCTTTAAACCTAATAACTTAATAATTCTCACACCTACACCTCTTTCGTTTTCTCAAATACTTCTTTTACTAACTTGTCAATATACTCATTCATCGGCATATCAGACAAATCTGCCAAATACTTCAGTCTTGCTCTCGTTTCCTTTTTTACCGAAGTATGCAAAACAACTTTTTTCATTGTTTCACCACCTTTCATATGTATTATACCAAACATAGGTATGTATGTAAAGTAATATAGCAAAAGTTTTTTAAAAAAAGAAAAAGACACCCGAAAGTGTCTATCTATATTGGTCTAATGTTTTGTTGAATTAAATAGAAAAACCGCCAAAATAAGTAAAGGGCGGTTTTTTCAAGAGTCTTGCACATATAAGAAATATTTTAGGTTAATTACATTGTATCACTTTTCTTTTTGTTTGAAAACAATTTTCCGATAATAAGGTTTAAAGCTCCTATAAGCGCCACTCCGATTTTTTCTCTCATGTCAGGAAATACAAACATGCATACTGATAAAACGCCTATTACAATAAAAATTACAATATTGTCGGTTAATCTTTCAATTACGTCAACAAAAGTAACTTTTTTATCTTCCATAATGTGTCCTTTCTAAAAATCAACAGCTATTTTCGCTTGTTTTGCCAAGTCTCCATATGTATCTACAAGGCAATCGTATATTTTGTCGTTCTTAACAGCTGTTTTTAAGTTGGTCCTACCTGCTGGTTTTGGAGCTAAAAAAGAAGCAATTTCATTCGCTGAAGTAAACCCTTGACTTTGCAGCGTATTCATAACAGCAACACCATTTTCTAGCGTAGCATCATACCAACGTTCTTCCTGAAGATTAACCGTTGTGTTTGTTTGAACGACCATCACCAGGATTACAAACAACAAAAGGAGTGTTACAAATTCCTTAAAGTTTAGTTTAAACGCTTTTTTAACTTTTTCTGCAATGTCTAATATCATAGTTTACCTTCCTTTTTTAATTGTTTGTGTTGAACAGCCATTGTCTCAGCTCTTGTAATAGGTTCGCTAAATCTTCGTTCATACCATTCGTAACCAGCTTGATTAAGTTCTACAAATATTGGTTCGGACCATGTTTTGTATTTAATCTTTTGTTGCGGAACTCCAATAATGTTAATCAGCTCGCAAGGGTCCAACTTTTTGCCGTTTCTATCTTCAATTTCAAAATGAAGATGTTTGCCGTTAACATCAGGCGGGTCTACGCTTCCTGACCAACCCTGTACGCCTATTTGTTGCCCTACTTTTACATTATCACCAATAGATACTAAAACATCATTAAGGTGGTAATATCGGCTTTTTCCTTGATAGTTACCAACATGGTCATAATGTTTTAAAACAACAACTTTTCCAGCTGTCTTTGAATATTCATCCTGCCATTGTCCGCAAAACTCTACTACACCACTATAACAAGCTGTCACAACGTCATTTTGGATAACAACGTCAATTCCGTTGTGGAACTTCCGTTTTTTAGTTACAGGGTGAATACGCTCGCCAAACGGACTAGTAAAAATAACATCATCGCCAATCCATGGTTGTATAATTGCAATATTTTTAATAAATATCACCTCCTTGTAAAATTATAACATTTATCTAAGAATTGACAAAACTTGACCGTCTTGGTCCTGTGACTTAGCGTCGATAGTTACAACTAATTCAGAAGCTTCTTGAAGTCTTGAAATGTCTGTTGTTGCAAATATGCTTTCCGAAGCACCACCTCCACTTGTTTCGGAACCTACCGTTATTAAAGTTTTTTCTAGTAAATTATACCTATCAGCGCTTCTCCACTCATCTGATAGCATAGCGCTAGAAATTCTTAAATCGGAAATAGATCCTCTAAAAAAATTATCTAAAGGCGGAGAATTTAAAGCACCTATGTCTATTGATGTAGGTTTTGCGCCTGAATAAGTTTCCGTATAAGGTAACGTAGTCGTTAAGTTATTGACGTCCATTTTCGCTGTATCTGTTCCTTGACTAATAACTGATTGAGTTAAGTTAAATTGATTAATAGGTATTGTTTGGTTAAAAGAAACGTGACCACCACCAGGAGGGAAAGTGTCATAAAATAAATAGTTGTTAAATCCTGTAGCGTTTAATATGGCCAAGTTTGCTTGTAAAGTATCAGAGGAACCCCTGTAAGTAATTATTGATTGATTTCCAGACATAGAATCTTGGTTTATAATAGCTTGTATGGTTGTATCGTGAACGCCTCCTGTATTATCGGTTAAAGTTGCATCGTTTAACGTGATTCTTGATGAACCATTAAAATGCCTAGCTTTTCCGCTTAATCCGTCAACTATTGTAGTTCCGACATTTGTTCCGTTGTTACCTTTTCCTGTACTATCTATCAGAGACTCCCCTAAGTGGAGAACAGCTTCATAATTGCTATTCCAAGTTTGATTTGCGTTACTTTGATCCTCACTAGAGTCATCCCCGTAAACCATACTAAAAACAGTGTCTAGCGAAGAAGAAACAGAAGGAATATTTACATCGAATACAGCCTTTTGATTTGTTTTGTCAAAAAAAGTTTTTTCAAAAAATAACAAATTATCTAAACCATCTAAAAATCTAATGTCATTTCCGTCGTTTCTAACTGAAGAAAAATCAAAGTTTGAAGAATTAAGCTCTACTCTTACTGGATAATTTGTTAAAACAGATCCTATTTTTGACGAATCTATAGTTATAGGCCTTTCTTTTACGGAAGATGTAGAAATTAAAATGGCTACATTTTTAGAAGAAATACCCTCTCCGTAAGTAACGGTTTTTTCAACAGCTCCGTTTATAGATTTACCTGTTCCTGAAAGAAGTCCTTTTGTCATTCCTCTTGCCATTTAATCACCTCATTAAAATATCAACTTGTTTGTAGTCTCCGTCAACTCCGTCTTGCGTTGCGACTCCTAATATATTTGACTCCGTAGGACTGACAACTTGAACTAATCCATTCGCAACAACCTTAGTTGTGTTCATTTCTATCGGTATTGACTTAACACCCGACGCGGTAGCCATAACAATAAAGTTTTCAGAAAATGTTGCCATAAACGCTTCTGAGTTTCCCGTTGTGTCAATTAACAATTCGTCAATAACGTTTATTTGATTTCCGTAAATTTTAACGCATTTAATGAATTGTTGAAATCTAGTTACCAAATTTGCATTGTATAAGTAAACTATCATGTTATCTTTATTGATTCTTGACAATGACTTAAAGTTTTGATTAGGCTCATTGTTTCCGCTGGAAACTATTTCTAACCTTTGATCTAAAGTTAGACTAGAAATAGAATCCCCTTCTTGCAGCGAATACATAGCTAAAAAACTTCCTATCTTTTCGGATAAAAACATCTTTTTGTTAAACACATCAATTTGCAAGTCTCCCACATTGTCGTTTGAAGATAGGTTTAAAATTTCTTGTCCGTCATAAGTTGTATCTGTAAAATTAAGCCTAGCTATTTTGTACGTACTTAATACAAAATCATTGAATAAGACATAACAAACGCTTCTAGTTCTGGACCAAGCCACACCGACAACGGCATTAATATTAGAAACTGAGTTTCCGTAAGTTAATTCCGAATAACTATCAACGTTTCTTTTAAACGCGCTCATTGCTATCGTTCCTGATTGACTATACCCGTGCAATAAAAAATTGCAATCAATAGAAAATTCTAACCTTAGTGAAAAACTACCGATAGGAACCGTTAAAACTTCTGTTTGTATTTCGAATTGATTCAAAGCACCGTTGTAAATAGCGAATCTAATTTCCGACACTCTTTGCATTGCCACTCTTAGAGCTCCGTTTTCGTCATACTGCATAGCGATTTGGTTTACGTTATCAGGAAAAACACCCGCTTTATTAACACTTGTAAAAGTTCCATCTAAGTTGTTTCTAAAAAACTCGATAACTCCGCCTGTTCCTGAGTTAGTAGCCAAAAAAGTTTCGGTAGGATCAAACACACATCGATCAAAACTTGTATTTAGTCCTGGAGGTTGCGAAGTTGTTAAAAGTCCATAATTTAACTTTGCATGAAACAAATCTCCTTCGGATAAAGTTTGCTTGTAGTTAACTTTCCTTGTGTAAGTAGGGTTATATTGGTCAACTCCTCCACCGCCTATATTATTAATTCCTCTTGCCATTATTGGCCCCCTATAAAAATATCAACCGTATAATCATTTGCAGGTTGTTGAGTCGAATAAATTCTGATAGATCCTGCAAATGTATCATTTTGTTGAATAATTCCGTCAGCTGTAGCACTTGCTCCGTCAGCTTTATCAAAGTTAACTGACCCAAAAGCATCAGCTGTTATTCTTGCGTCGGAATAATCAAAGGTCCAAAAACCAACAGAACTAACATTATCAACCCAACCTGAAGCAGGAATGGAGACGTTTCTAATAGTAAAAGATAAATCGCCTTGTATTTCCGTAATTTGTCCATTAATTGTAGTTATGCTTGCTGTGTTCCCGTCAGCAATGTTATGAGCGTCAACAATTCCTTGTTCTATTTCATTCAACCAACCAACATTAATACTCGTTCCTGGTTCTGTAATTTCCGTGGGTTCGTTAACTAATTCGACGTGAGTTGCCGTTTCGTTTTGCTTTAAAAATCGATTTAAAGCAGTCCCTAATCTACTAATCCATACATGAGGAGTATAAGCCATTAAATCACCGTCCTATCCATTCGAACTACATTCATTGTAATGTTTGAGGTTTTTGTAACATCGACATTGATTCGACTAATCATTAAACCTGAATTAGCTTGATCGTTAGCACCTCTGCAAAATACACCAATTTCTCTTATCCTAAAGTTCGCAACAGGCGGAGGAAAAACAGTGATTGCTTGTGTTTCTCCGTTTACCGTTACAACGCTTGTAACTGCCCTTCTAAACAATTCGTTTTCTAACTGAGTATCATTTATTGTAGCTAGAGTTAAACCGTCGCCAAGAGCGATATAACGTATTCTTAAATCATCAATATCGTAACCTTTTGCAACTGCTGATCCATCAAGCATTGATTGTCTGTATTCTCTGTTAGCTACCGTTAATTGGTTTTTGATCCAATCGGTATCGCCAATAAATTGACCGTCTTGAAAAAATTCAAATTTAAAATAACCCTCGCATTTCATTCCTTCTTTATACAGGGTAAGCACCTCCTAAAGTTCCTGATGTCATAGGATCATACAAGTTAGCATCTGTTGAAGATGCAACAGGGTAAATCGCGTTGTTAAACGCAAATTGCGTTGCTTCTGTAAACTCAATAACTTCTTCGCTGTTAATGTTTTGAATAATTATTTCATCCTGCCTTATAGAGAGATTTCTAACGCCTGTAGTTAATGTTTTGATGTCTTGGCCATAGCTTCTTAAAAGGTTTCTGTCTTTTAGTTTTACTATAGCTTGTAAGTTTTCTATTGCATTATCAATAATTAATGGTTGAATCTCTCTTTCCGTAATTACAAACTCGCCAACGATTCCAATTTCAGGAATGTTAAAATTAAATATTGTAGATACACTAAAGTTATCTAAATTATACCCTAATCTTCGCAATTTTGTATTTGTTACTTTTACTTTTATTTCGCCACGTTCTGAGTCAAAGTTTTCTAACAAGCTATTAGCAAATAAATTAGCATCATTAATCGATTCTAATGCTGGGTTATCTGTCACGTTTTCGATAAGCCCACTAAATCCAGTTTTTGATGAAATTCTATCAATAGCTTGCGAATTTGTAGCTCGCACCCTTGTTGCAAACTCTCCAAAATAAATAATATCTACATTGTCATTAGCTGATAAAAAATTACTTTCCGATTTGTAATTAATCGTGTTGCTTCTGTTAGAAAACAAAAAGTAAACTTCGTCATTTGCGTTATCAATACCGTTAATTCCTATTCTCGAAGGGTCCAATGCAACGTTGTTAACGTTTATATTAGGCTCTTGAATCAAAGGAAACACTGTATTGAAACTATTGTTGTTTCCATCATAAACAAATCGCTCCGTTTGTTGAGTTGTAACCTGAGTTCCGCCCGTTATTATCTGAACGGTCCTTACGTCCAAATCGGTTGTTTTATGACTGAAGTTAGCAAAAGGAGAAAATTCTGTTGTTATTTTCCTATCAAATATACTAAAAGTTTCTTTTTTTATGAATTTAAACACCTTGTCGTTTCCGACGTTCCATATTGCGCCTGATACGTTCGCCAATTCGGTCAAAACATCGTTTAATGGCAAATCAGGTACAACATACCTTTCAAGCGTAATGTTGCTAAAATCATCGATTTGACCTAATGTTATCCCCTCCGTAGAGATAAACTGATTAAATATATCAGTAACAACTTGTGTAATATTTTTGCCTTCTTCGGCATAATTAACCAATCTTTTAGAAAGTATATTGTTAATGTTTCTGCAATCGAGTGTGTAGATCTTGATGTCGTTTATTGAATTGTAAACTGGAGATTTAGGAGAGCCACAAACACCGACAAAGATTTTATTGTCAGGATCCGCATCATCAAATATTTCTACAACGTCGTAAGCTTTTGGTATCTCCTGATTATCAACTTTTACTTGTATAGTTGTTTTTGTGTTGTTCCCGATATGCTCGGTTATTTTTAACTTTGTAGTAAGTCTATATTCTACACCGTTAATTTCGCATCTAATCATAGTACCTCCTTGAAGAAGAAGCTAAAAATAGCTTCTTTCTTCATCCTCATATTCAATAACTGATCTAGCAATAGTTGAACCATCAAGTTGAAGTATTGCATCAAGTTTAATTGGCTGCATCTGTTTTTGGTTTACGCCAATATCAGTAATCATTGACTTTAAAACATTTACAGGGGCAACAACTTCAGGATTAATTGCAGCGTCAGGGTTGTCTCCAACCATTGCTAAGGTTTCTCCAAAAGCGACGCCACCTTTTGCTAATTTAGGTATCTCGGGAATGTTGAATCCTGCGCCACCAAATCCAGGTACCCATTCAGGTATTTTAATGAGGTTTAACGCTTTGATAAACATGTTGATACCTTCGATTACTGCATTAAATGGTAGTTTAAAAAACTCAACTAAACCATTCCAAATACCTTGGAATATGCTTAACGCACCAGTCCATACGCTTTCCCAAACGTTAATAAATGTTCCTGTTAAGAAATCTATTAAACCGGTTACGCTGTCAACAATCCAATTCATAGAGTTTGAAAACCCTTGCGCTATTGCGTTACCAAGTCTATTCATATCTCTTGAAATCGTTTCCCAATTGCTAGCCAACAATACACCTATCGCAATAACTGCACCAATGGCTATAATTGCAAGTCCGATAGGTCCTAAAAGAAATTGAAACGCTGCGCCCAATGCTGTTGTTGCAGCTGTAGCCGTTCCACTTGTAACTGCCCATATAGCAGCTTGAACACTTGCTACAGCTTGTTGGATATGATAAGCAGTTACTAAAGCTACTATGGTTCCTAAAACAACTACCATAATTTGACCAACGGTGTCAAAGTCTAAAATATGATTAACCATATCGAGCAACCCGTTAACTACCGGTTCTAAAATATCAAAAAACTTAATAGCTATATTTGTAAGTTTATTAAGGGTTTTGTTTAACTTGCTCTGAACAGTTTCGTCAACTTTTTGAAAAGCGTCGTCAACCACACCTGCAACGTCCCCCATAGCCTGTAAGTTATCGCTATAAGTCTTTGAATTTTCGCCACTTAATAATAACGCAGCATTGCCAGCTTCAACAGATCCAAACATATCTTTAAGAGAAATACCGTTTTTGTCAGCAGTTCTAGACATGTCGTTTAATATCTGATCTACCGACACACCTTTTCTAGTTAAAACCTCAAATGATTCGCCAGCAAATTCGGTATTTTGATATGTTTCGGCTAAAGCTTTGCTTGCCTTTGTGCCTTCTTTTGAAATTTCCGATAACAATGATCGTAATTGAGTTGCAGCCTGAGAAGTCGGAACACCTTTTGCGGTAATACTTGCCATTGCTGCGCCAACTTGTTCAAAGCTAAATCCTAAGCTTGCAGCAATAGGGTTAATATTACCCATTACTTTTGAGAGTTCATCAAGTGTTGTTTTACCTTTGTTCTGAGTCTGAATAAGTATGCCTTGAACTCTATCTGTTTCTTCTAGCTTCAATCCATATGCATTAAGAACGCTTGTTGTTGCATCGATTGCACTTGTAACGTCCGTAAATCCAGCCTTGGCAAGTTTTGCGCTTTTTTCCATAAACAACATTGCTTCAGCTGCATCTTCTGTTATAGGAACACCAGCGGACAACGCTTGATACAACCCATCACTTAAAGATTTTGCCGTCACTCCCGTAGCGTCAGAAACATCAAGCATTTTTTCTTTTAAGTTGTCCATGTCAACTTCTGTGTCTCCAAACAGCGTTGAAGCATTTGCTAATGACTGTTCTAAATCACTACCAAATTTTATAGATGCTACACTCATGGCCACAAAGCCAGCAGCAGCTATTTTTGCTGATTTTTTAAATATTTCGTTTGATTTCTTACCAAACTTCTCTAAATCCTTTTCGGATTTTTCAAGAGCATCATCCAACGGTTTTTGATCGCCGTCAATATCAATAATAACGCTGCCGTCAGCGGGTCCCATTGTTGGCATTTAATCACCTCGTTTCTGAGAAAGCTATTAATGAGTTCGCTAATTTTCTTAGTTCATCCTGTTCGTTTTGTTCTTCATCCTCTATTTCTAATCGATATATTAATTTTAACTTTTGCAAATTAACTATTTCTCCTTGGTTGTGCTTATTTGGTACAGGCAAAGGTTTTGTTCTGATATCAATTATTTTTTTGATTATCGTTTTTTCTGACAACCCGCCAAACAAAGCTATAAATTTTTCAAAATGCAACTTGTCTTGAAATTCTATAAGATCAATGCCGTAGTCTTTATAAAAGCTAGAAAAAATATAATTAGCATCTTGAACAAAGCAAAATGACGGTTTTTTATCGCTTGATGATTTCTTTTGCTGTATCTCTTTAAAAATAGCGTCTATAACCCTCGATTTCGTCTCCAAATCAACGTTTTTATAGTTCTTGACCAATATGTCATATGCAATATTAATCTTTTCTAAATCATCAAAATCATCATCTTTAAATAATTCGTAAACCGACAATATTTTGTTGAAGGAAAAATCAACGCTGAAAGTTTTGCTGTTATATTCGATTGAATCAATCATTTTTTCATGAAGAAGCATATTATTTACCCATGTACTTTTTAGCTTTTTTAAGTTTATTCTTTGTAAACTTTTCGATTTCTGGTTGAATTTCATCTTCAACAAAATCCATTAAAAATTCTGCAAAATCAATTTTTTCATCCTGAGTAAAGTCGTTTGCTACTTCTGCTGCTTTTTCTTCTCCTAGAATAAGTATTAGGATCTCAATACATTGTTCGCCCATTTCTTGATACAACTTTTGCGGATCGTCCTTTAATGATTTCAGTTTGCTCGTTAATCTAATTAGTTGATTATGAGACTGGATAAATCTTGATGATACGTTAGAAGGTTTCCACGAATATTCAACAATAGTACCGTCTGATAATTCGATAGAATTTTTAATAGTCTTGTTCTTTTTTACCTTGTAAGCCATTTAATTACCTCTTTCTAAAAAAATATAAGGGTGGTAAAAGCCACCCTTATTCAATTACTATGCGCTTGTAACTACTGCAATACCAAACTTTTTAGCTAACCCAGTAGCAGTTGTTTCAGCAATTAAAATTTGCTGTCCTGTAGTTGCTGTGATTTCATCAGTTCCATTCCATGTAGTCAATGCTGATAAATCTTGATCGATTACAGGTTGTGATACATTAGCAGCGACTTGATACTTGTAAATATTTCCGCCTTCGATGGTTGGATTCACTTTAATTTCTGTGTCACCACTTAAAGAACCCGGCGTTGATGTAACAGCTAAATACTCGATTGTATCGCCGTTTGTGATTGTTGGTCGATCGTTGTAATGTAAAACTACACTAAAGTTAGAAACATCTGTAGAAGCTCCGTCAACGTCCATGATAGTAGCGATAGTAACAGGAACAACAATGGTTGTAACATTACCGTTGTCTTGTGGTACAAGCATTCTCATGTTTGTTTTTCTATCTTCTCCAACTGAATACTTCTTTGAGAGAATGTAGTTTTGCGCCTGATCTTCTAAATCTCTTTTCAATGTCAATGTTGTAACTGGTGCTTGTCCTGTTACTTCTGATTCAGAGTAACCGCTTTTGTCGAAAAATTGAAATTGTTGAACAACTTCATTGAGAGCTTCAGAAACATTTTCCAACCCTTTAACCACTAACCATGTAGGTGTTAAGTTAGGTGTCGAATCAATTTCTAAAGTGATTTGATGTTGAATACGTTTTTTTCCCATTCAATTACCTCCTAGTAATTTAGCAAGCATATTAGCGAGCAACTATAAATTTTCATTCCGTCACTTTGTTGCGTTACAGGAGACGGAGTATTTCCTGTTGTTGCAGTTATCCACTGTATACCCGATTCTTCAGGTGGTTGTGGGTAATCTGTCATTTTAGTAAATTCCCTAATGATTTTTTCAAGATCCAATGAAGCATCTGCGTCATATTTCCTTTTAGATAAGAAAAGCACGCCAATAGGTGTTATTTCCTCTCTATCGAAAAATTCAGAACTCGGAGAGCTTGGCATTGGTCGCATGCTTACGCTTTCTACATTGTCTTTAAGGGGCGAAAAATTAACGTTAGGTAATTCAGGATTATTGTTTATTAATTCCTGAAGAAACTTATAAAAATCATTCATCGTTTAAACCCCTTTCTAATTAATTTATCAAACATAGTTACCCATGTCTTAATTTTAACACTTTTTGCGTATAAAAACCACATCGGCCTAGCATTAGGGTTTACATCCTTGCTGGTTGTTTCTAAATAATATTGCTTTTTAGCGTAAGGAGTAGACCATATAAGTCTACCATTCTTAAAATCTGAGTTAAGCAAACTAGAAGCAATAAGTAAACCCGAATCATGTTTAGCGTAATAATTTGAGTCTTTTAATATTTGTTGACTCAGGATTGATATTGCTTCAGCGTTTGACTTTTTCATTTTCTGCTTTAATCTTCCTGTGTCAAAATTAACTTTAAAACCCATTACACTAAACCTATCTCGTAATGATGCAACCTTTTACCATCATACAAAGATGATATCTCAACAATAGTATGTTCTTTTCCGTTAAAAACGATAATTTGATCTTTTTCAAATGTTTGATCTTTAGGCAAACTATTTTTAATATCAAAGAACATAATCGATGTGAGCTCTTGTTCATTGTTGTTTGCGGACTTAACAACCTTGTCGCTAGGGTCAATTCTTACCCTTTTTAAAAAAGTCTCGAGTATGGAGGGCGTTTCGAAATCATTGGTTTTTGTCTCTACTTTTAGAGTTGCATCATGAATCAATAGATTTTTACGGATTCCTTTCATTTAGCACCTCCAAGCTATAACAACCTATAGATGAATTCAACAGTCCTGTATGAAGCAACTTTATGTTGATTAACGGGCTGATCGGTACTCCATCCACAGAAAGCATTTTTGAGCCTTTAAAGTTACCTTGCCCGCTTATTGTTTCCGAGTATTTACCAATAGATACGGAACCAGCATTTAAATCGCTTTGTCCATACAGTGCATCGATACCGCCATTTTCAAACAAGGTCTTAACTTGATATATTGTTGATTCTTTTATTTTTGTTTGCAACGTTTCTGTAAATTCGGAGATACCAAACCCGTCGATTTTTCCGTAAGTACAACGATTAACAATGTTACTGGAAATGTCCGACAATACATCGAAATCGCTTTGTGCAATATCATCACCAGGAAATAAAGTTTGGTATTCTACTAATGTAATATAAGACATAGATCACCTCTTAACTTTCAGGGAAAATAAATTCTCTTTCAACAGATATTCCAACAAATGTGTTGTCTGTAGGACCTCGACTAGATGAAACGATATTTATTTCTTCGCCAACTTCCAAAATTAAGTGAGTTCTTCCAGACGGGGATAATTGAGCGTTTACAGAATGATATAGCGCTAACAATACTTTTCCTGTAGACGTTGTAATTCTTGTTATGCCGTTGTTTCCGTCTCCTGATATTAACATTCCTTTTACAATTAATCTTTCATTCGCTGCTGGTTGTATAAATCCATTTAGTGTATTGTCTCCAACAAATTCAACAGATTTTCCATCCTCATTACTTAACACAATTTGACCCATATTAACCTCTTTTCTTATAAAATCTTAGCAATAGTAGCTTCAATAACTTCATCGTCAAAAAGTTTTTCTAACTCTGATTTGATTTCTTTTGCCGTCATTTCTGCAAAATCAAAATCTAAAGCTTCTGCAAGAATCCTAATTTCGTTTGCTTTTAACTCGTAAAGTTTTTTAGGTTCCGACTTAGTTTTTTGTTCTTCAATAACTTCATACCCTTGTGATTTGAATTTTCTATTGTAATCAGCTTCGGAACAAACTCTATTTATTCCCATTCTTTGAATTAACATAAAACCTCCAATAATAAATAAAAGAGCGAATAATAATACTCGCTCTTTAGTTTTCAATTATGCTTTTGTGTGAGTGTAAATACCATCGACTTTGTTTTCAAGAACCCAAAGATCATGATATAAACGCATTTGAAACTTGTAAGCATCTGCGTTTTCGGTAACAGGAGTTCCGCCTTCTCCATCAGGCGTAAATACTCTAACCTTTGAAAGTTTAACAGCTGGAACTACAGCTGACGGATGAACAATCATAAAGTTTAGGTCTTTTCCTGTAACGGCAGTTTTAATATAACCGCCGTTTTC